ATTTTACAGCAAGTAACAGATATGTAGCTATGCCATCTGATGCTTTAATATTAAGATCCGTGCAAGTTATTGACGGTTCTGGAAATAGAACTTTTTTAGAAAAAAGAGATACAAGTTATATATCAGAATTTAACGGTACAGGAGCTACAGGTACTCCTAAATATTACGCAAACTGGGATGATTTCAATATTCTAGTTGCACCAGTACCTGCTACTGCCTTAGAAATACAAATAAATTATATTAAAGATCCACCAGAATTTACTACAACTAATCAAACCTTTATAGCTAAATATCAGGAGTCCATGTTATTACATGGTGTGTTAGCTGAAGCATTTAGATTTTTAAAAGGTCCTATGGATATGTACAATCTTTACGAAAAGAAGTACAATGAAGAATTACAGAATTTTGCCCTACAACAAATGGGTAGAAGAAGACGAGCGGAGTATGATGATGGTGTACCTAGAGTACAAATACCTTCACCTCCTCCAAACACAAATTAATAAGGAGAATAATTATGGCAATAACAACAAATGCAATCTGTAATTCTTTTAAAAAAGAATTACTTCAAGGAAAGCATGACTTTGATACATCATCTGATACTTACAAATTAGCGATGTACACAAGTTCTGCAACTTTAGGAAAATCAACAGAAAACTACATTACTACGAATGAAGTAACATCATCAAACTATACAGCTGGTGGTGGTACTCTTGTAAACCAAGGTGTGAAAGTTTCATCTTCAGTAGCTATTACTGATTTTGCTGATCTTAGTTTTCAAAACGTAACTCTTACTGCAAGAGGTGCTTTGATTTACAACACAACTACTGATGGTGGTTCAAACACTACTGATGCAGTTGCTGTATTAGATTTTGGAAGTGATAAAACTGCAACAGCTGGAACATTTACAATTCAGTTCCCTGCATTTACTACTTCTGCTGCTATTTTAAGAATAGCTTAATAAAGGAATAAGATGATATGGCCACTGGATGGGGTAAGAAGACATGGGGTGCAGAAGCTTGGGGAGATCTAAGCGATACATCCGTTAACCTAAGTGGCCTATCATTAACATCAACTATTGGGAACGAAACCCACGTAATTGATCATCAAGTAACTCTCACTGGACTACAATTAACATCAACTCAGGGATCTGCTGTAGGGGGAACATCTGCTTTAGTCTCAGTCACAGGTAGTCTAGAATCTATTGGTGTTGGAAGTGTTTCAACACCTATTGGACAAGAAGTTGGTGTATCTGGTTCACAATTGGCTTCTACTCCAGGAGCAGCAACTATTGATGACACAACACTAACTGGTGAAGGTTGGGGTAGGGATGCTTGGGGAAGTTTTGCTTGGGGTGATAATTATTCAATTCAAGTTACAGGAATACAACTCACATCTTCAATTGGTGAAGAGACAGCATTTACAGATGTTACTGCATCTGTCACAGGACAACAATTAACTGCTTCTTTTTCTCATCCATCTTTTTCAATTCAGATTGACTCGGATGTATTTGTACTAGCCTCAGAAGATCAACTTGATGCTTTGACCTCAGCATCTACAGTATCTGCAGGTGCGAATGTAAGTGTTACTGGTGTTCAAGCTACAATGTCTCAAGGAAATACTACAGGAGGTCTTAAAACTCCAGTAGATGTTACAGGTATCCAAGCTACAATGACCTTGGGTTCTATAACTTTGATTCAATCAACTAATGAATCGGTTACGGGACAACAGTTGACAATGACACTTGGCCAACACGCAGATATACCAGGTCAAATTATAGGTGTAGGAGGTTTACAATTAACAAGCTCAGTAGGCTCTGTGGTAGCAACGGGTACTGCAGGTGTTGACGTTACAGGCATACAATTGACAGCTTCAGTCGGAAGCCCTATTATTACTGCATGGGCTGAAATAAATCCAGGAGTAAATAATACTTGGACTGAGGTTGATCGGGCTGCTTAAATGAGGTATTATTTTAATTATTTAGGAGATAAAATTTATGACATCTAGTTATTCTACAGATTTAAAACTCGAACTAATGGTGACTGGCGAAAACGCTGGTACATGGGGAGATAAAACAAACACAAACTTAAATGTAATTCAACAAGCAATCGCTGGTTTCGAACAAATAACACTTTCATCTGGTGGTACAGTAGCACTTGTTATGTCAGATGGTGCTATTTCGAATGCAAGAAATATGGTAATCAAATTTGCTACTGCAACTATTGCTGCTAGCACAGTTTGTACTATCCCAGATTCAATAGAAAAATTTTATATATTCGATTGTAGCGGTCTTACAAACGCAAACAATCTTACAATCAAAACTGCATCAGGAACGGGTTTCTCTCCGACTACTGCAGGAGCTGCAAGTCCAAAAATTTTTGCAGCATATTCAGACGGAACTAATTTAACTGAAATTTCTTTAAACACTTTAGGTGGCACAATTGCTACAGCTCAATTAGAAGCTTCATCAGTAACCACTGCAATAATTGCAGATGATGCTGTGACTTCAGCAAAAATTGCTGACGATGCAGTTGTCGCTGCTGGTATTGCAGACGGTGCTGTTGGTACTGCTGCTATTGCAGATGATGCTGTAACTGCTGGCAAACTTGCAGACACTTCAGTAACTGCAGGTTCATATGATTTAGCAACAATAACTGTAGATGCACAAGGAAGAATTACTGCAGCATCTGCTGGAGCAGCAGGAGGTGGAGGATTTTTTCCTAATCTTTTTGCAAACGGAGGTTCATCTGGAACTTATAATGCTAGTGATGCTAATAAGTTTTATGCTTATGCTACTGGAGGAGGCGGTGCCGGAGGCCCTTCAGCGACAGCTCAAAAGGGAGGTAACGGAGGATCTAGTAGAGCATGTATAGTTACAGGTAATCTAACTGCTCCTTTTTCACAACCTTATGCAGCAGGTAGTGCAGGGGGTGCAAACCCAGCGCCATCGGCAGGAGGTTCAGGCGGTGCTACATTTGTAACTAATGTATTTAATATAAATGGAGGAAACGGTGGTCAAAGATGGAGTGGAAACCCTGGAAATGGAAGTAACGGAAACTTATCACAAGGGTCTGCTTTAGTTGATCAATCAGCACCAAGCGGTAATTTTCTTTATTCTGGTAATTTTGGTCAGGGTGGACAGGGCGGTCAAGGGCCCCCAGGTGCAAAACCAGGTACCTCTGGAGGATCAGGTAGATTAGTAATATTCGATAATAGGTCTTAACATGAAATATATAATTTTTGAAAACAACTTAAAGAAATTAATTGCTTCAACAGATGCAAAAAAGGATACTATATTAAAATTAAATCCTTTATCTGTAGCAAAAGAAGTTAGTGATTCTGATTTTAAAAAAATAGCTTTAGGTCGATCAGAAGCTTCTTTAGTCAACAATGAAGTAGTGATTAATGAATTTTCAAATGATGATATCTCATCTGTACGTCCTGCAATTACAGATGCTACAGAAGCATCTGCTAGATTACAAGAGTGTATTGATACATTAATAACATCTATTAAAGATAACTGCGGAGATGGTTACGATAGTAATACTGATGCAACATCACTTGTTTCTTTTCTAGAAGGAATTGATTCAAGTGAAAAAACATCATGGGATGCAGGGGTTTTATATATTGAATACATTTATGATTTACCTGGTTGTCCTCAAATTTTTTTAGAAGATATTATATTTTAATTGAATTAAATAAATTATAATTTATAAAATCATTCTATGAATTTAGAGGATTATATTAAAATATATGAAAATGTAATTCCTATTCCATCTGTTTCTTCTATTATTAAATGGGTCGAAGAAAAAAAACCATATTTTGAAGATGCTACTGTAGGTGATGGTGTTGTAAATAAAAATATTAGAAAAGTAAAAACTACATCATTAATGAATTGGGATAATTGTTCTTTAACAAAGATACATTGGTGTAATTTACTTGCTAATTGTTTTACTAACGCTTCTAAAAAGTATCAAAACGAAGTGTGCCCCGATGCGTATATAAGAGAAATATTAGATATTGATATATTAAGGTATGAAAAAAGTGGTGGATATAAAATACATACTGATCATTACGCAACTAATCCAAGAACTTTATCTTTTATTCTTTTATTAAATAATGATTATCAAGGAGGGGAATTAAATTTTCATGATCAAAGTGGTTGTATTATTAAAAGGATAAAACCTGCTCCAGCAAAATTAATTGTTTGGCCAAGTAATTTTTTATTTCCTCATTCGGTCTCAAAAATAACAGAAGGAGTTAGGTATTCTATTGTATCATGGGCACTATAAAAGATTATAAATATAAATTAATTAAAAATTTTTTAACACCCGAAGAAGTAAAATTAGGTGCGCATTATTTTAAATTATTACATAAAAGAAATAAAACTCAATTTGATGATGCTCAAAGTAATAATCTTGACAGTCGGTTTTATTCAGATGCTCTTACAGATTCTTTATTAATAAATAAAAAAAATATTTTAGAAAAAGAAACAGGCTTAGAATTATACCCAACTTATAGTTTTTCAAGAATTTATACTTACAATTCTGAATTAGTTAAACATACAGATAGGCCTTCGTGTGAAATTTCTATTACTATAATGTGGGATAGTGATGGAACTGAATGGCCTATTTATATGGATGGAAATCCAATAGAATTGAAACCGGGAGATGGTGCAGCTTATTTAGGATGTGATGTAGAACATTATAGAAATAATTTTAAGGGTGATTATCACATACAATCTTTTTTGCATTATGTTAATAAAAATGGTAAATATCAAGAGTACAAATATGATAAAAAATCAATAAGAGAAAATGCACAAGCAAAATGGTAAAACAAAAAAATATTAATAATAGTATAGGTATTTTTGATAATTATATTGATCTTGCAGTATGTGATGAATTAATTAAATTATTTGAATTAAATGTAAAAAAAAATCTTGTAGTGAATAGACAAGTAGCAGATGGCATTACAAAAAATAAAAAAGATGATACTGCTTTATTTTGTTTCAGAGGTAATACTTGGGATGACGCAAATGAAGAAGTTATAGCTAGGGTTAATGATTGTTTACAGGATTATGAAGACGAAACAAGTTTTAACAGATTTTGTGAAATAAATGAACTTAATCACGCAAATCAAAAAATACAAAAAACACTTCCAGGACAAGGATATCATGTTTGGCATGTCGAAAGAATGTATGCAGCTCCATTGTGTAAAAGAGCTTTAGTATACACTCTTTATTTAAATGATGAATTTGAAGCAGGTGAAACAGAATTTTTAAAACAAGAGATAAGGGTTAAACCAAAAAAAGGTAGAATAGTTATTTGGCCAGCAAGTTATCCATTTATACATAGAGGTAATCCGCCTCTTAAGGGTCATAAATTTATATTAACTTCATGGTTATTATCTTAATATGAAATTTGCACTTAAAAAAAAACATTTAGAAATACAATTTTCTTGGAAAGAAATATTTTTAATATGTATTAGGGGTCATTTTAAAATGGATAGTTATTCTGTATACAAATTTGCTAACGTTATTACTACAATATTACATACTATGATAGATAAATACGGTGATGCTAGGAAACATGGGACAATAGATACAAGCGAATTTGAAGATAATACTGTAAAAGAAGAATAATAGATTTCTTAATATTGTCATGGTATAATAAGTTATGCCTCTAACAAAAGTACAAATAGCACCAGGATTTAACAAACAAGTAACCGCAACAGGCGCAGAAGGTAAGTGGACTGATGGGGACTTTGTAAGGTTTAGATACGGACTACCTGAAAAAATAGGTGGTTGGGAACAACTGGTTAACGCATCTTTAGTAGGAGCAGCAAGGGAACAGTTTGTTTGGGCTGATTTAGACGGTAGAAGATATGCTGCAATAGGCACAAACAAAGTTTTAATTATTTATTATGAAGGTGCTTTTTACGATATAACACCATTAGGTACAGCTATAACTGGTTGTACGTTCGATACTGTAAATACTTCAGCTACCGTTACTGTAAACAAAGCAGCACATACATTACAACCTGGAGATCTATTTACATTTACTTCAGTGACACCTCCAACAGGTGCTGGATACACTGCTGCAAATTTTACAACAAATACTTTTCAAGTAGTCACTGTTCCAGATAGTGATTCATTCACTATTACAATGGCAAGCGCAGCAGGGACAACGGTCAACGGAAGCGGATCTGCAACAGTTAATCCGTACATTAGTGCAGGTGCTTTAGGTTTTACTTATGGATTTGGTTGGGGAACAGGACTATGGGGCGGAGGCCAACAAGTATTTGGAACTCTTAATGGAGCTTTATTAGATGACACTGCGGGTACTGGAGGATCTGGAACTTCTATTACACTTGCATCAACAACGGGATTTCCAACTTCCGGAACAATAAAAGTTGGCGCAGAATTTATTTCTTACACTGGTATATCTACAAATGATCTTACAGGGATTACTAGAGCAACTGCAGGCACAAGATCAGCTCATGCATCTGGATCTGGTGTTGAATACTACACTGGTTGGGGAGTAGCTTCTTTAGCTTCGACCTTAACAATTGATCCTGCATCTTGGTCTTTAGATAACTTTGGAGAAAAATTAATTGCTACGATTAAAAATGGTAAAACATTTGAATGGAATCCAATTAACTCAAACCCAAATGCATTAACTACTAGAGCAACTGTAGTAAGTGGAGCACCTACAAAATCTGTTATGTCCTTAGTTTCAGATAGAGATAGACATTTATTAATGTTAGGAACTGAAACTACCGTTGGTAGTGCTGGCACGCAAGATAAAATGTTTATAAGATTTTCTGATCAAGAAAATATAAGTGACTATGCACCAACTTCAGTAAATACGGCAGGTACTTTTAGATTAGATTCCGGAACTAAAATTGTTGGAGCTGTAAAAGGAAAAGATTATACTTTAGTGCTTACAGATAATTCTGCTTACGTAATTCAATTTGTGGGACCTCCATTTACTTTCTCTATAAGACAAGTAGGTTCTAACTGTGGTGCAATCGGGCAACACTCTATAAAATATGTAAATGGTGCTGTTTATTGGATGGGTGAATCTGGTGGATTCTTTGTTTATGATGGTACTGTTAAATCTTTACCATGCCAAGTTGAAGATTTTGTATTCACAAGTAAAGGAGATAACCTTGGAGTTAATTATCAAAACGGTGAATCAGTATACGTAGGACTTAATCATTTGTATGAAGAACTTACTTGGTTTTATCCAAAAGCAGGTTCAGATTTTAATGATAGATGCGTTACTTACAATTATCAAAGCGGAACATGGACAACGGGATCTTTATCAAGAACTACTTGGGTAGATGCTAATTTATATGATGTACCTTATGCAACTGAGTTTAATTCAACAACAACACCAACTTTCCCTTTAATTCAAGGTGTAACAAATTTAAATGGTGGGACTATTTATTATGCTCATGAAGTTGGAACAGACCAAGTAGATACCACAGGTGCGAAGACTACAATTCCAGCATTTATAGAATCTGGAGATTTTTCTTTAAACATTGAAGGTAATGGTCAACTATTTATGAGTATGAGAAGATTTGTTCCTGATTTTAAATTGTTACAAGGTAATGCTCAAGTAACTATTCAACTAAGAGATTATCCAAGTGACACAGAAGCATCTTCACCGCTAGGACCTTTTACAATAACATCAACTACTGATAAAATAGATACAAGAGCTAGAGCAAGATTTGCTAGTTTAAAAATTGCAAATACAAGTACAGATGAAAATTGGAGATTTGGAACTTTCAGAGCAGACGTACAACCAGATGGTATGAGAGGATAATGGACGAAATATTTTTACAAGATTATGCTAACAATGTAGCACAAGCTCAAGATCCTTTCGGTATTGCAGCAGTACAATCACAACCAGGATTTGAAAACTATCAACCTAGTTTTGCTAATCAAGGACTACAACCAATGGGTTTAATTGATGAGACACCATCAAGATTACCAGACTTTAAACAAATGGCAAAAAACGTAGCTGAAAACCAAGCTAAAAATTTTTTAATAAAAAAAATTGGTTTAGAGGGCCTTCAAGGTAATATACTTAGTTCAGTTCTTGGTGCTAACCCTTACGTTCAAGGTATAGCAACTATAGGATCTGCCCTTACCGGCAACTCTTTGAATATGTCAAATATATTAGCTAGAAAAAGAGCTGAAAAGAATTACGAAATGAATCAAAGAAGAATGCAAAATGAATTAAATAAACAACAAACACAAGCAATACAGCAAAGATTAGATTCACAACCTGTATCAGATCAAGACAGAAATAGAGGACAAGCACCTTCATCTCCAACACCTTCTGCACCTGCTGCTAGACAATCTAGACAAACATCGGGGCCAGGTGGCTTACATAGCGGGTATTAATGGCTAGAGTAGATATAGTAATTCCTGAACCAACTCCTAAATACACAGAGGAAAACCAAAGACAAGTAACTCAGTCTTTACGAACGATGCAAGATAAGTTAAACACTTCTTATCAACAAGAATTAAAAAATGAACAAGATACTTTTAGTTGGTTTATATCATGACGATTAGGTA